TAGATTTGAAACCCTTGACGTCGTTCGATGCGCCATACTGCTCACTCTCGCGCACGTCAAGCTTGATCTGCAACTGACCGCCAATTAACTGATCTGTGTCTTGCACAGTTGACAGTCCAATTGCGCGCATAAGTTCGCCAAGTTGCTGGCGCCCAATCTCCTCTGCCTTCGGGTTTGGGTTCTTGATGTTCAAGTTGCCAAACACTACGCGCCCCTGGTGCGTTGGGCCGGTAATGTCGTACCGGACGGCAATGTACTGACCTGTGCCGGCTTTAGTGTTTTTGATATCTGCACCGTTAACTACCGCGGTGTACCAACCCGCAGGCAAAGGATCAAAGTTGCGATCAGATGTAGGAAGTGCGTCAACGCTAAAGGTTTCGTTTAACTGTGCCATGATTTATTCCTTAGTGATTGTGAAAGATGGGCGACCGTTGGTGCTTGTGATTGCATCAAGCAACGGCTCGGTGATGCGTGGATCTGCTGATTTCCATGCCGAGGCATTGATCTCAGGCTTCCACCTAAACAGGCTTGACAGGTGTTCAGTCAAGCCAAACTCAGCAGCTAAGTCTTGCAACTTATCGCTGTTTACTTTGCGGTCAAGGCGACCAACAATCTTGATTTTGTAACCCTCGACCTCGACGTTTTGTGTGCCGTCCAACGTCTTAGCAATACCCAAGTCTGCAACCAGTTGGTCTTCGATCCCGCGACGCCACTCAATTGCGGTCTTCTCAGCGTCTTTTGCGTCAATCCATTGTTGGTAGAGAATCATGATCAACCCCCAATCTTTGCAATAATGGCGCTGAGATCCGGCGCCTCCCAAGTGTCAAGCTTGCCTGAGCGATCTTTGGCTTGCCAAATCCCGTCCGAATCGCACATCAGCGCACGTTGTGCCACGCCTTCTGCATCTTTCTCAACGCGCAATGCCAACACTTCGTCAAAAAAGTAAGGCAGCGCCTGACCAGTCTTGTTGCCAGGCATGGACGGCGCGTAGAGAATGCGCCCCGACTCATCAGCAGTCTTCTCACACTTCGCCGTGAAATATATATGTTTGCCAGCAATATCGCGAAACGCGCGAATAATGTCATACATCTGCTCTTGCATGGCGCCATAAGCTTGGCGAGGATCCTTTGCAATTTTCTTCTCATGGTTCAACACCACCTCGGCAATCTCTGAAATCGAATCAAGTGCAATCGACTCAAAGTGTTTGGCTTCGTCTGACTCAACGACCCAGCGATACGCTTCCATCAACGTGTCGTAAGATGACACCTCGACAAAAGGCAGATCTGCATCAGCGATTGACAACAATCCACCTTCAGCAGAAAACACAACAGGGTTTGGCAGGGTAGGGATAAGCGATGTCTTGCCTGAACCCGCATTGCCGTATACAAGTAGCTTCACGCCGTTAGCGTGTAAACCTTTGGTACTGCGTAGATTGATAGCCATTTGTGGCTCCTAAAGTTGATCGCTTGTTGGGGTATCCGTTTAGCGATTGATTGAATTATTGCACGATCAATGTTATTGTGTCAACTGTTATTTTCAATTTAATAGGTGATGGCATGAAAACACAGGAAGCAATAGATCATTGGGGCGGTGTAAAGCGCCTTGCAGATGAATTAAAGACGTGGCCACAAACCATATATCAGTGGGGCGAATACCCGCCACTTGGTAGGCAGTATGAGATTGAAGTTAAAAGTGATGGCTGCTTGAGGGCAGAAACAAATCAATCAGAATCCCAAACATGAGCACCCCTATGACCATAACAACCAAGCTAGATGCGGCTCTTGAGTATGCGTCATGGGGTTGGCACGTCTTACCGTTAATTCCAAACGATAAGCGCCCAGCGTCAGCGCATGGGGTGCATGATGCGACTACCGATCCCGAGCAGATTAAAGCTTGGTGGGCGCAGAACCCTAGTTTTAATATCGGGATCGCAGCAGGTGAAAAGTCCGGTATTGTGGTATTTGACATCGACCCGCGCAATGGTGGCAGCGAATCTTGGGATGATTTCACAGCCGAGCATGGCGCCGTACCTGATGGTATATGCCAACTAACCGCGGGAGGCGGGCAGCATTACATTGCACAGTCGCGCGAAGGTTTAAAAAGTTGTGAGTTGCGCCGAGGGGTTGATTTCTTAGCCAACGGGCGGTATTTTGTTGTCACCCCGTCAAGCGTGAACGATCGCGAGTACGCATGGGAGGCGTCCGGTGATCCGACACACGGGATTAGCCCTTTTGCAATACCTGAAACGTGGTTAGCAGCGATGGCAGTACGCAAAGTCATTGTGACCGCAACAGATGGTGAGTTGATCACCGGTAATCGCAATGCGGGCTTAGCCTCACTTGCCGGGTCTATGCGTCGTAATGGATTCTCGAGCAGCGAGATTTTTGCAGCCATAAGCGCAGCGAATGCCGAGCGGTGCGATATCCCGTTACCCGCATCGGATGTGAAGCGTATTGCTGAGAGTATTGCCCGCTACGCCCCCGAGCATGACATCGGCGCCTCCGCAGCCTTAGGCGATGCCGCAGCCGAAAACCTGATCCGTGAACAACTTCCCCACCCCTTGTCCACCTTTGTTCACTACGATCTAGACAACATCCCCCCCACCGAGTACGTGTTAGACGGCATTATGGAGGCAGGCGTAGTGTTGGTGGTTGGCTCAGCAGCATCGGGCAAGACCACTCAATTGTTGCCCCTCCTTACCCGTGTCACCCATTTGTGTGACCCAGACGATCCCCTTAAACCACTACTTAGGCGAAAGCTTATCTGGGTATCCGAGGATCCTAAACAAGCATTGCGTATATTGCGATCGATGCGTGAAGCAGGGCATTTTGGGGTGCGTACCGCTAAAGAGGTGTCCGAATGGATTAAGGTGGTCGCCGCAGCACGGTTAGCGCCCGAGATAGTAGCCCAAGTCGCACCATTCTACGAAACCATGGCAGTTGATAACATCAGTGCAGACGGTGAGGTGTATCGCACCAACCCCGTGGTGGTGTTTGATACCAATAACAGCGTATTTGATCTCGAGAATGAGTCCGACAACAGCGAGGTCGGACGCGCCATGGCAGTCTTAAAACAGAAGTTTAGAGGCATTCCACTTGTCTTGGTTGGTCATATTGCCAAAGCACTCAAGCGTGCTGATGTCGTAGACTTTAGCGCCAGGGGCGCCGGTGCATGGGAAGCTGACGCTAACCAAGTCATGTACATGATCAAAGAAGATGATGGCAAGCGGTGGCTTGAAATCGTATCGGCTAAGCATCGATTCTTTGCCCGTGCGGACGGGATCCTATTTGGCGCAAGCATTAACGTAATTCAAACCCATGACATCTTGGGCAACAAAATAACCGAAACCCTGATCCATGGCGTACCTGAAATCGTTGAAGCTGGGGGTAAAAGTGAGATAGCAAAGGTTAAAGAAAAAAACAGAAAGGATGCCGATCTTGCAGCTCGCCAATTATTGATGAAGCAAAAAGAGGAGGTTGTGATTTCAGCGTTGATATTGCTTGGTAAGACTGAATATCGCACCAAGTCTGAACTCGCCGAGCGTATCGGTGGCAATAAGAATCAAGCCCTTGAGTTGATTGACGCTATGGTTGCGCGTGGTTTGATTAACGCTATCTATACGCCCTTTCAAGCACCAATTGAGAAGCGCCCAGGGCGGCATGACGCGGGTTATGTGATGCCTAAGACGTACAAAAAAGAGTCGAATGGGGAGTGATTTTTGTACTATTGGTGAGTGATTATTTTTGTACTGCTAATGTACCGCTAATTGTAAGTTATTAGGGTTAACCCTTAAAATATGCTCAAAAAGTGAGCAAAATTAGCGGTACTGAGTTAGCGGTACTCCTTAAGGATACATACCCTGTACCGCTAATCCTAGGGGATTAGCAGTACATATACAGATTTCATTTGTACCGCTATGTACCGCTGTGTACCGCTGTACCGCTAATTATTAGATATTAAATTATCTTTAGGCGTATTGGGCTCAATATCGGTTACATCGATTAGCCTAGCCTCGGCTTGCTCAAGTGCCTGAACGATTGATATCTGGGTATGGGTTACGCTCACGTCTACACGATCCCCCCATTGTTTGGGACGAAGCTTTGACGCTGACCATTTACGTGCATCGATGCGTAACCGTTGACGGTTCACCCAGGCGTTGATTAATGCGGGATCCAGATCGGCTGGTGGCATCTCGTCTGATAGGTCGACTAGTTCATCTGCTAGGTAGTCGCCGCGCTCTTCCATGCAAGCCCTGTACTTTGTTTGTAGTTCAGGGTTTTGTCTTAATTGATACATAGCCGTGGCATAAGACATATTGACTTCTTTGGTGGCACTCATCAAGCTTTTGCCCTCTGTGATGCGCTCAAGGATCACTGGCCACACCTCACGGATGGTATAGGCGATATTGTGGCTACCTAGTCGCCTAAGCTTGCCGTCATAACTATGCTGCTCTTGTGCTGTCTTTGCTTTTTGCATCGATTACCCCACAAAGTGAATAATATTTTGATTCAAGGTGTTAGGGGCGATTTTAATAGAATTACACGTTTATATACTAGGGGCATAAAAAAACGCCCCTAAGGGCGTTCTGATGCGTTTTAAAAGGGGTTATAAATCGAAGACTAGTATTAGCAGAATGACTAGTGCCGCTGCAACAAGTGAAATGGTCATAATGGTTCTCAAATAAAATTAAAAAGGATTAAAGCAACGAACATTAGTACGAGCCCTAGCGCTGCGTGGATTTTCTCTGACATGGTTAGTCCTTTAGGTAATGGCCACTTGCGTGGCCGTGGGGGTTATGCTGCAAGCTTGATGGGGATAATTTTACAGTTTTACGACTACACCAAGCTTGCAAACCGTAAAAACGTACCAGCTAACTATGATCTGACATTTTCCTATAGTGGCGCGCTGGCATACCAAAAGTATGTACAGCAAGCCATTGCTAGCAAAATGCGAATTGCTGTAGTGTTTAGAACCGTGGCCGATATCC